ATCATTTTCATTCCACGTTTCAAAAACTTGTTTCCATGTTACATTCTTTTCAAAATGAATATCAAATACATGACTTATTTGTTCAAGTTCCAATTTGATTTTTCTTATTGAATGTAAAACTTTTTCTGATGAATTCATTCTTTTGATTTTGTATCAAGATATTTGATTTTCTCTTTTACTTCTTCGTAGCATTCAGGACAATGTTTTTGAAGCATCATAATGAATCTTGATTTTTCTGCATTGGATTCTGCAATCCTGATTTCATTAGTAAAAGAAATGACAATCTTCTTCTTCAGGTTTTCAAGTTGATCAATTAAAAGTTCTGTTGAAGATTGAAGTTCGTTTTCAATCTTCACTTTGTTCAGTTCTTCATTTTCTTGATATTCTTTCAAAGCAGCTTCATCTTCAACTTTGATTTTCCTGTTCTTGTCTTTCCTTTCTAAAAACCATCTGACTGAAATTGCAATCGCTGAAAGTACTGGTAAAATAGCAACCCAAAAATCTTTGATAAAATTTGAAAATTCGTTCATGGAAAAATATTTTTATCTGCGTTTAAAAAATAGGTAGTTAATTTAGATTCTAAACACATGTAAAAATATATAAATTATCTTAGGTTATCAATTTATTATTTTGCAATCCAACCTGTTGAACCTGTTCCTGATTCCTTCACATAAAAAGAAGTTCCTGTTGAACCGTCTGTTCTGTGATACGTTGAACCAATTCCTGCTGTCACAACTGATTCAGGTGAACCTGATCCTGAAACAATTCTGACATTGTTTGCATCATCAATGACCATATCAGAATAAATCACAACTTCACCATTGTCTTTGATTTCAAACTTCGTTGCATTTGCTGAATCACTTATTTCAAAAGAACTTGTTGAAGAAGCTGTTCCTGTTCCTTTGATGTTGACAACAGCAGTTGGTGTTGAAAACAATCCAAAAGAAGTCCTTCCTTCTGAATCAATCCTGACCCTTCGTGTTCCTGTTACAGTTGTGTTGTTTGCTGCTGTATGAAAATCTAAAACTGTTGCAGCGTTTCCTGAACTTGTACCCCCTCCAAAACGAATTGAATTTGCAGCGCTTGAAGATTGTGAATATAGAAAAGTTAAAGGTTCTTCACTATTGGTATAATGACCACCAGAAACAGTTGCGTTTTTTGTTGTTGCATCTGTTTCATTATCTGAAATGATTAACTGATCTGAAACATCACTTACAATAATTACAGGCGCTGAAGTTGATTTGAAATGTTCCGGCTTGAAAGAATAACTTCCTATCGCCCCCGTTCCCGTGTCTGTCAATCCAAAGTCAATGCCATTGTCAGCAAAAGTTGTAACATTAATATCATTTCCATCTATTGCGGAATAGGTCAAACTTTGTCCTGTTGATGTGATGGTTCTGTTTGCTGTTAGTGTTCCATCTGTATTATATAGATTGTCGCTTGTTGGTGCATCCACTTCAATAACATCACCGTCCAATTCAACTGCCAAATACCTTGTTGCTGTGCCTGTTACTGTTCCGCTTCCGTAATCTGAAAAACGAAGTGTTCCATCTGAAAAAACCCGTACTTTCTCTAAATTATTAACTCCAAATATTATATCATTATTTTCTTGATTCCATAAGTACCCGTTTTCTCCCGAATCAATACCCACTAAAAACCCGTCTGCTGAATTTGCCCCCGTTGTTCCGTTTGTGAATTGTGATAAAATTGCAGCCGAGCCCGCTTTGAAAATTTGAGTGTTATAATTTGCGTTTCCAGTTCCAAAACCTACGTTTCCACCTGATGTTATTACCACCCTCGATAATCCGCTAGTACCTAAACTTAATCTATTTGCTTCTTCGTTAATGATTACTAAATCTTCCCCTCCGTCAATACCAAAATAGGCCCCATCACTTGCCGTTTTCCCTGTTGTGACATTACCAAAACGAATACCGACCTCTGCCCCTGTTGGTTCATAAAATTGTAAAAGTGAAACGGGGTCAGTTAATCCTATCCCTATCTTTGCCCCAAGTTGATATATTTCTGAATCTTCTATATTGTCCCCTGTTGAATTATATTTTGAAATATAATCACCTGTCCCACTTAATAATAAATTACCCGTCCCAAACTCACTTGATCCGAAAAATGTTTTTGGTGGACTTGTTACACCCTCTGTACAATTAATCATAGTTATTTTTGTGCTATCGGTTGGCATCCCTACAAAATCATACGCAGTATTTGTTACTCCCCTTTCAATACAGTTTTCAAATGATATTGAATTAATATTATCAGTCACATCCAAAGTCGTTAAACCACTCCTAAAAATTGCATTCATAAATGATAAAGTTGAAACCTTGTCAGCGTAAATCATGGCAGCCGTATTTGATGGATTTTGGCTTAATCGTAAACCATCGAAATAGGAGCTATTTGTAATTGCACCTGTTGGATTCATTAACCCCAATTGAATAACATTCGAATTACCATTTTGTGAAGCGTCCTCTATATGTAATTTCCCACTTACCGTAATTCCGTTATTTTCTGCAATGATTGAACTACTATCTATTAACTCAATTGTGTTTTCTTTTAAGACTAGGTTCATACTATTACTATCTAATTTCATTCCTATATTACTCGCTTTAAACCAACAGTCGTCCAAGTTTGTGGTAGTACCTATTAAGTTGTAATAAACCGTATGAAATGCAACTTCAGCACATCCTAAAATAGTCAAACCTTTTATTGATTGGTGAATGGAACCTGACATTATAAAACCGTCTTTAAAGTATCGGTTTGTTGCATTCCCGTTTATTTCGATGTTTTCAATTACATTCCTTTCAGGATTAATTAACCTAATTCCACAAAGCGCATTAGATACCGCTTCAATTTTTAAATCCTTGATTCCTGTAAAACTATGATACGAGGCAACATATAAACTATCTGTCACAAAAGTAGGTTTTGTAATATCATTAAAATCTGAAATTATAACCGTTCCCCCTATTCCGTTTAGTGTCCCCCCCGTTCCGTTTGTTCCTGTAATAATACAACCTTTCCTAAGTGGTAAGCTATGATCATCTAATGTTATAGTATCATAATCAATCAGAACATAATTATAAGCATCATTTGAAGAACAATATAACGATGCTGTATCCAGTTTTTCGTAATCAGTCCCAGTAAACCACGACATATTAATTTCATCCCCATTTGGTTGAAGTACTGCATATTTTGAGCCTCCCAAATCAATAACGGCAACACCATCAGCAAGTCCACCGTTGTAACCTGCAACCGTTGTATTTTGTATAAAATATACTGCACCATTATCTTCAATTTTAATCCGTTCCCCTAGTTCTAAAGTTGTTGAAATTGCTGCAATATTAGAAAAGTATTTTAATTGCTTTGTAATATCATACTTTGTTGAGATTTCATTTACAGTATCAACACTAACATTCAATAAATCCGTTTTTGTTGCTACATAGTTAATTGTGTCAAGTGTTCCATCAGGAAGAATTGTAACACCATCAGGAATAAAACCACCCCCACCATTTGCATCAATATATTTTTTCATTGCATACTGTGTGACCAACTGCAAAGAATCTGCAACCGCAATAATTGAATCATTTGAAATTCCTTCAATGGAATAACCATTGACAATTAATGTTTGCTTTGCTTCCATAATGTCACGTTTCAGTTTTGATTGACTGAAACCTTGAATTGCAAAAAGAAGAATTGCAATAAATAAAAATAACTTTTTCATTATCTGAAATTTTAATTTGTTACTGAATATAATAAATGACATTTCCTGAAGGTGTTCCTTGACCATCGTCAAATTCAAGAAAAACAGATTTTTGTGTCAAAGCAAAAATTGGATCAATATCAAAAATTCTAGGAACGTTTGCTGTCAAAGGTTCATCTTCCAGGTGTTCCTTTGTTCCTAGTGTGTCACCTAAATTGATGACAGCATTTTCTATTGCCCACACAATCAATCTTGATAAGATCCTTTTTTCAGGAATAATGATTTCAATTTCATTTGTGACAGCAGCTTCAGTTCCAAGACCGTGAAATTTTGAATACTTGCTGTCAATGAAATGTTCAAATTCCTGTTGCGTTGGAACGTCCCCTGTTTCAAAATATGTTTTTAGACTTGCATCTGATTGGATTGCCATAATATTTTTTTTTAACCTATTATAAAATTGTATTCTATACCCATCAAACCAATCCCTGAAGCTATTGCAGGAATAAGGATGAACCAAGGTGATTCTGAAAACAAAGAACAAAGTGCTGAATTGATTTTCAATTTTACTTGTGTGACAGATCCATCATAAATAAAAGGAACGCCTGTTGACATTAAAATTGAAGAAAGTGCTTGACCTCTTTTTTCTTCTTGCATGATGTTGTTTTGATCGGTATAACGAACCCAAATTTCAACAACAGTATTTTCAAAAGCTTCACCAAAAACAAGACCGTCTGAACCTAAATTTGTAACACTTGTAATGAATGGTTCTGAAACATTGTCAGTTTCATTTGAAGGTGCAAAATAATATTTATCATTGTTTGCATCAAAAGCAACTTCAAAAGGAAGAAGGTTTTGTTGTTCGTATGAATTAGGCAAAGTAGTAAAATCAAACAATTCAATTCTTCCTGCAACAGTATCATGAATCAATACAGATTCACCACTTGCAAAAGGAATTGCTGCACCACCGTCTGAAGGATTGTATTCAAAATTATTGTATTCAGTTGAATCTTTTATTATGAGTGCAACACAATTATGATTTGTTAAAATACAACTTCCAGGGTCTGCTTCATAAGTTACATCAGAAGAACCTTTTGCATTTGCAACAACAATTGTGTCTGTCTTGAATTCAATTTCAACTTCAGCAATGTCACCTTGTTCAAGCCATTTTGGTGAATTCATCAACATTTCATCAACATCATATTCATAACCTGCATATTGAATTATACAATGATCGTGCATTCTGATCGATCTGATTGCATCAATTAAATATTCAGGTGCAAACATTGAAAATCTTGACAACTTAAAACTGACCTGTTGAAGTGCAAAATTATACCCTTCTCTTTTGATCACTTTTTCTTCATATTCATACAAAGGTTTTGCAATATCTGAAGGAATGTAAATCCTGTTTTTATAAGGAAAAGTATATTCAATATGTCCCCCTGCGTAACAAAATTTACTATTATTATAATACTCTAATTTGATGAAATCTGAAACATCATCTGACATGTTGAAAACTTCAGAATATAATGTCAATCCTGAATAACCAATTCTAAGAAAATAATGACCTGGTTTGATATTTGGAATCCCCAACGGAACAGTTGAAGGATAAATCACAAGGTCATAGTCATCAAATGAAGTGACAATCAAACCTGCTGTTGTTGCCAAAGAAAGAATGTCAGTTTCAACTTCTGTGTTGAAGTCAACCAGAACTAAAGAAGTGACAGGGTGACCACCAACTTTTTTTTGAATTTGGAATGTTGGCAATGTGTCCAATTCAGTTATCAATGCAAAAACCTTGTCATAGGCCCACCACTTCAAATGATTTTGTTTTGACCTTGAATCATAAAAAGGAAGAATTGAAAGATTGTTATTCTGTGACATGTTTCAAATTTATTTTGACAGACCCTGTTGACAAATTGATTGTCATCTTTGAAATTGATCCTGTTCCAAGTGATGAAATAAGCAACTTCAAAGGATCTAAATCTTCAGTTGAAGGATACTCAATTTCCTGAATTTTGGTCTTCTTGATAGTTGTTGCAGTTTTATCTTCATAGTTCAAATTTACATCATTTGCAGGTAAATCAAAAAGCCAATATTTCAAGTGAGCAAAAAACATTGAAGCGTACCCATTTTGTAAAGTATAATCATCACTATCAACAGTCAATGCAAGAAAAGGAAGTTCAAGTTCATTGTCAACAAGAACAGCTTCAAAGAAGGCAAAACCATCTGTTGAAATACTTCCTGATTGTGCATGAATATAATCAACATCTGAAGTGAATCTTGACATACTTCTTTCATCAAAATTCCCTTTGTCAACATATGGTGAAAGCATCTTTATTGATGTTCCTTCGAATGGTTGACTGACTGAATCCATCCAAGAATGCTTGATCAGTTCAGGAAGTTCTGTTTTTAAGTAGGTGAATTTTCTGTCTTTGTATGACCAAGCTTTTTTTGTTTTCGCTTCAAGAAGTGTTGTCAAGTCAGTATTGATGTTTTGCCCTGTGTATGTCAAACCCCTGTCAAAGAAATCAACAGCTTCAAGTTTGAACTTGTTATCTGAAGTGATGTAAAAATACACCTGATAAAAATCACGTAAAAGATTTGTTATATCTGCAAATCTGATCTTTGCTTTTCTTGCAGGTTTGTCATAATTGCCTGAAATCAAATTTGATTTTGGTGAAATCAAAGGAACAGTTAAAATACTTCTGATTGCATTGACAGAATAAAAGAATTCAGAATGATCAACATCTTCTTCATGTGTCAAAGATGGATCTATTTCACGAAGGAAAGATTTCACAACACTTGACAATCTGTAAGCATGATTTAAAGTATATATTTCATTACCTGAAGCTTGAAGTGCTTGAAGTGTTGGAGTGTATAAAATCCAAAGACTTGCTTCAGACCATTCTGAAAGCTGCAAGGGAATCATTTGACCTGTTGTAACAACAGTTGGTTTGATGAAATATTGATCAGCATAATTTGCAGCATCTTCTGAAAATCTTCCATACTTATCAGAAGTCAATTGATTATCATCTGCAAGTTGATAACCTAAATAATCCAAACCAACAACTTTTGAATATCTTCCATGACTTGAAATAATATCTTCTTCAGGAATGTCAAAAGTTGCATTTCCATCAAACGAAGCTGCATTTGTCAAAACCCTTGTATATAATGTTTCAACAAAAACTTTGAATGATCCTGTTGACCCGTTGATTGGTGAAAACAAAGCTGACCTTTTGAAAGTTGAAAAACCATCATTCTGAAAAGCAAGACCTTCTTGCATTGGTGCTAAAAACAAATACTGTGAAGGGCCTGAAGGTGGTACTGCGTGAAACATTCCCCAACGTTGAACTACAAAAGTATTATCATAATTAGTATAAATTAAATCGGCTGTATTTGTTGCCCCTGAAACATGTGTCAATGTTCCTGTTGCTGCTGCTGTGTCACCATCTAAACCCCTGAAACCTAAATTTGGAACACCTGAAATCATTTGTGTTCCTATGTATTCAAAGTTTTTTCCACCTGTTGACCATATTGAAAGAAAATCTTCGTCTGTCAATGTCGAAGCAGGAACAACAAAATTTGATTCAGCAAGTCCATCAGGATCATCTGTTTGCAAAGGGAAAGCAACATCAGCAAAACCAATTGTGACCAACTGAAATTGATTGTCATTGCTTGCATAAATGTTTTCTTGATATTCGCCTGAAACATCAGGTGTTAAAAGTGAAGCTTCACCAGGAACAAAGACCAAAGTTTTATTCAATTCAAATTTAAAGTCATTGGTTAATTGCGTGAAATTCAATGTTGGTGTTGAAACTGGTGTTTCAAATTGAATGCCTGACAAAATGTTTGTGACTACACCTGACAAAGCTGTATAAATTTGAATTAAAGGTTGAAGTGCAATTTTGACTTGACTGACATCAGGTGAAAGTTCAATCAAATCAAATTCCTTGTCAAGTGAATCAACAATGTTTTTGTATTTGTCCTTTGGTTTTGGTGTGACTTCAATTATTTCTTGATCAAGGTCAACAAGGGAAAAATCAGTTTTTGTAAATTCCCCAACAAACCATTCATCTTGATAAGATCCATCTTCAAGAAGTTTGTCAATCTGAATTCTGTATTGATGGGCAAAAGGTTTGTCATTTACAAGATGAAAATCAGCACCAACGAAGGTTAATTTTCCCGTTAATGTTTCCCTGAAGAACTTTTGATTTGGTTCAATATTAAATTCCTTGTCAAGATTTGCATCATAATAAGGATTGACTTCTGTCAATGTGAAAAATTCCCCTAATCTAAACCTGTAAATATTTTTACACATATGTTCTAGTTATGTTTTTGTAACGTTCAACAGTTTGACCTTTTCCATTTGTAGTATATGACCTTTCGCCGTTTCTTCTGATTGCTGAAAGATCATCTTCCATTTTTGAAGTATCTGTTGCAGCAGTTGAAGATTCAGATTGAATGTAAACATTTGGACTATCTGAAACATGTGAAGCATTCATTGACATATAATTCTTTTCAAATGTTCCCTTCTGAAGACTGTCAACCAATGAAGGAAGAATTGATTTATACTTTGAAGTTTTTCCTTTTGGCAAAATGATATGCGCTTCACCTTTTTCACCAAAAGCAGCTTTTCCTTCTGATTGAAATCCAAGGTATGTGTCATTTCCTGAAGCATGTGAACCACCACCAATAATTTCAAGACCACCTTCTGAAAACTCTTTTTTCGATAATTGATTTGCTTTGACTTTTGCAGCAATGAAAGAACCAAACATCAAACCAATTGCAGGAATTGCCAAAGGGAAACCTAAACTTTTCCAAATGTTTGAAGCTGCTGTGACCATGTTGACAGACTGTTCAATTGTCTGAATTCTTTGTTGGGCCCGTTGCGCTTTCTGTTGTTCTTTGATTGCGTCTTCTTGATTCTTCTTTGCAGCAGCAAGTTCTTTCTGTGCTGTTTCAACCTTATCAGCAAGACCTGCTTGTCTATTTGCAATTTCAATGTCAAGCTGTCTTTGTGAAGCTGCAACTTCTGTGTTTGCCGTATCAACATTTTGATTTGACAATTCAACCCTTGTGTTTGCCAAATCAGAAAACTGTTCTTTCACAAATGACAAAGATTCAGTCAAAGCTGTTTTCTTTTCATCTGTCAAATTGAAGCCAAACAAATCATAGATGTCATTGACCTGTCTTTGCCCTACCTTGTCAAGTTCCTGATCAATCTTCTTGATCTGATTTTTGAAGGTTTCAAGCTGAACATCTGAAAGCTTTTCAGTTGATATTTTGTTTAAGTCAATTAACTTTTGAATTCTTTCTTTTTCAGCATTAAGTGCAAACCGTGTTTTTTCTTCTTCAGTACTTTTTTGCAAATCGAATTCAGATTTTGCAAGTGCTTGCTGTTGATCAAATGTTTCAAGTGAACCTTCATATCTTGCTTTTTGAAAATCTTCATAGGCTTTTTTCGCTTTTGAAATTAATGATGTTCGAAATTTCAATTGATCTTCTTCATTCTTTTTGATTGCTTTGTTCAGATCTGATTCAGAATCAGCAAGTTCTTGATTTGCGCTTTTCCTATCTCTTATAATTTCAATCAATCTTCCTTCAATTATTTCTGACAATCCAAGGTTTCTGATTTTTTGATTTAAAACTATTGCATCAGATTCAGCAATCAATTCATTTGCATCAATTGCAACACCTGTAAATTTTTGAATCGTTTCAATTTGTTTTGCAAATGATGAATCAGATAATTCATTTGTTTCATCAAGAATTGCTTTTCTTTTTGTGAATGTCAATTCATCATCAGCAATCAGTTTTTCATTGATCGTTTTCTGATTGTCAAAAATGTCAAGCAAAATATCAAGATCTCGTTCAAGTCTGTCTTGTTTCAATTCGTCCCTTGTTCTTTCATTGTCCCTGACTGCAAGTGTGAATTCACGTTCAGCAGCTTTCAAAGCTGAATATGATGAAAGCTGTTGATCAAGAAGCGCTTCAACATCAAGTTTGCTTGACCTTCGAAGATCAATTTCTTGATTGATTAATGAAAGGTTATTTTTTGCAATCTGAATTTCTTTTGAACTTCTTGCTTCAAGTGCTTTTCTTGCGTTTTCTGCTGCTGTTTCACGTTCCTTGAATGATTTAGTTGTGTCATCTGCAAACGTTCGAAGAAGCGCTTCTTTTGTAGTCAGGTTTTCAACTGATTTTGTCAATTCCCTGTTTGATCTTGCTGTTGATAATCTTGCAGCATTCAAAGCAAGTGTTGCTGAAGTTGCTTCAGTTGTTTTTTCAACTATCTTTTCAAGTCCTTTGACAAGTTCTGAATTTTCTGTCAATTCGATTCCTGAAAATGCCTGACCTATTGATTTCCCTGCATTTATAGCTGATTCTGTTGCCTTCTTGAATTCACCATCAATTAAATTTTGAAAAGCTTCACCTACAAAACCAACTGTGTTGACTATTCCTTTCAATGCTGTCAATACCCTACCAACAAGAATACCTGCAAAATTTCCAATTTTCGAATTTGCAACAGTACCAAAAGCAAATTCAATTCCTTCAGCAACAGCAACTGAAAGGTCAACCAAAATATTGAAACCTGCTGAAACCAAAGCTGTTCCTTTTTCAAGAAGTCTTGCACCTTTGTCTGAACTTTTAAAAGCATTTCCTAAAGCAGCAAGCGCCCCAACAATGACAGTTAAAAACAATGCAACAGGATTCAGCAACAAAGCTTTAAAGCTTTTTCCTATTGCCTTAATACTTCCAATGAATCCACCTGAAGCCCTGTCAGCTTGTTCAATTGCTTCTTGATAGTTTCCAACATTCAAAGAAGTCTTTCCTGTTTCTTCCTGAAGCTGTTTCATTTCCTGATAAATGTCATTAGTAACTTTTACCAATTCCTTACCCGCTTTTGTTCCTTTCCTTTCTGCTTCTGACATTTGATTCAACCTAATTTTATTAAGTGAATATTGAGCAGAAAGTTTATTATAAGATCCTTCTTTTGAAGCAAGAAGTTTTGCTTCTAGTTTGTTGACTTGATTCAGTTGACGTTGTGCATTTTTAAGCGCTGCAATTTTTTTACTATTTTCAGATAATGATTCATTGTAAATCTTATATCTTTTTGCAATTTCATCAGCTTGCTTTGCTGAAGCTTCAATTGTTTCACGTTGTTTTGTTGTTGTTGCATTGACTTTTTTGATTGACTTATTTATTGCATTTGCATTTGCAACTTCAACTTCACGTAAAGCTTTCAATTCTTCTTGAACCTGCTGAAGTTCAGCAATCAGTTTTTTCAGTTCACCAGTATCTTCATAAAATTCTGAAGTCTTGATTGGATTTGCCATTGATTATTTCTTTTTTAAAAGCTTCTTTAATGCAATAATTTTTTCATGGAATGCAAGTGTTGACAAACTTTTTGGATTGAAAGACAACTTGTGAAATTCTAACAAAGTACAGGTTGATTCAAAATTTTTTATCATCTGAACTTCAAGACCTTGTTGACCGTCAAATCTTGAAGGTTTGATTTTTGAAAAAAGGTATTCATCAATTTCAGCAATCTGTTCTGCAATCTGTTGTGATTCATTTCCTATTGATTCCAAGATTAAAACCGTTCTTCTTTTCAACTGTGAATAAAATTCTTTTGCCGTTGCTGAATCGGTTAATTCAGGAAAAAACATTTCAAATTCTAAATCAAGCTTTTTTTTTATCCTGGTCAAAGCTGCTTTCATATTTGCATAAGAAAACCTTTTTCTTCCTAGTTCTGCAATTATTTCTTTGATCCCTTCTTCAGTCAAATCTTCTTCAACTATTTTGCGCCCGTTTATTTTGTCGATTAATACAACAAAAGAATTCATTTCAGGTGAAGTTTTTGAAATCATGAATTGCAAGTTCTGCTGAAGGTTGATCAATTCAGTTCTTGCTGAATCGGTATCTGATCCAATCAAACGAAGTGCTTTGTTGATATGGTTATTTGTTGCACTCAAATCTGAACCAATGCCTGAATCAATCAACATGTTCAAGTTGTACAACTGAAACCTTGTTATTGGTAATTCTTGAATGCTGTCATGAACGTCTAAAACATGACCATTGAATTGAAGCTTTGTCATTTAAGTATCTTTTTATAAGTCACTAAATTTTTCCCGTTGAACTTGCTTGATTTGCCATTGAAAACAATTTCATGTTCACCTTCAGGAAGTATCAACTTGAATCTTCTTGAAGGTTTGATTGCAATTTCTTTTCCATCAACTTCACAAGTGATGTGTTCATTTTCCCAATTGATCAGAATCAAAACAAAGTTTCCTTTGATATAATCATTTGTGTCAATTAACTGAAGAACTTCACAAGAAGTCAAAGAAAATAAAGCAAAAAGAAGCAGCAGGTTTTTCATAATTTATTTGTTAAACTGGAATGAAATCATTTTCAATTTTCATCACACCAATTCCAGCAGGAAGAACCATTGAAGAACAACCTTCAGTTTCTTTGTATTTGATTATTCCTTCAACCCTGAAACCTCCAAACGGGCGCATTGTGAATTGGTTCTGAATTTCTTTGTCAGTATAATTTTTATAAATGTTTGGGGCGTGTTCAAATATCTTGTTGATTCTGATTTGTGAAAATTGGAATGTACTTGATCTAAATAATTCAATGACCTGCTGCTTAACATGTTGCAGACTTCGTTCCTGCCAGTCATCAGGATAAACTGTTCTAAAGTCGAAGAAAAAGATCAAGCTGAATTTTGACATGCAATCAACGTTGGTTCTATTCATGTCCAGTTCTTCACCGTCTTCAAAATCAAAGAAACAGAATGAACCAATTTTTGAATCAGGAAAAACTTTTAAGTAATCTTTTCCACCAGTATAAACAGCAGGAAAGACAACCTTCTTGTTGTCATTCATTTCAACCTTCCTTTCAGCTTTCCCAAAGACATAGGTCAACCATGTCAACCTTGTTGCAAGAATGATTTGTACTTCTTGGAGTACGTAATCAATCCCTGTTGGTTCTTTCAAAACTGCAATTTGTGGATTCATCATTTCAATATTCTTTTTTTGATTTCTTCAGTTAATCGTTCCCTGATCTTGTTTTTCAATTCGTCAATATTTTCTTCAGTCAGTCCAAAAATATCATTTCCATATTTACGAATCAAGTATCTTGTTTTTGGGTCATCACCTTGTAAAGAAAATTCATCTTCACCATATTCAACAAAAAACCCTTCGTGAAAATCACCTTCGTCTTTCAAAGTTACCCTATTAAATGGTTGACCTTTTCTTTTTTTTCGTTTGACTGTTGAAGGTCTGTAAGGTGGAACAAGCTTTTCAGATTTATTATTGATCCCTGAATTCAAATTTGCAAGATTCATTTTGATGACAAGTTTTTCATTGTCTTTGATCAAGTCAATTACAATCTGATCAATAGATGAATCAAGTTTTTTCAAGTCTTCAATTCGTGTTGCTAGTTCTGACATTTGAAATAATTTTTTTCAGGAATAAATAAACCAACAAAACGGTCAAATATGAAAACATTTCACAACCTGCAAGAAACCAACCAACAGCAAGTGCTGCAATCAAGAAGGCCCCAATGAACGAAAACGAACTGATTTTTTTCTGCATGGTAAACAAATTGAATCAATGTTTGAAGAATCAAATTGAATTGCTTGAATTGCTTTCATGAATCGACCATGAACAGTTGAAGAATTTCTTCCTTGTGTATCACCATTGATTTCATAAAGCATTTCAGAACGTGTGATATTTGCTTCATTCCTGTTGACCCTTGATTCAGGATTAAAAGCAATTGACCGCATTAAATTAATCGCAACAGCTAAACGAATTACATTTCTAAACTGAACTTTTTGTTCAATCAAAAAACTTGTATAATCACATTCAACAGAAAGTGACAGGTTCAAACCATAATTTGTTGAAACTGTATATTGATTTTCTTTCAGATCCCAAAGTTCAGAAGCATCAGCAACACCTGCATTGAAAGCAGTTGCTTTGAAATAGCGCCCTGAAGGAAAAGAAGTAAGTCCTGAAGCTTGATAATTATAATCTTTTACCCCGTTGATTGCTGAACCTGAAACAAGGTTTTGATCATAACCAATGAAATATGAACCACTTCCTGATAGTGACCAGGAAACAGGCACTTCTTGAACTGATCCTGATCCAATGTATGCAACTGTAACTGATCCAACTGGTGCTTTTTGACCTGATTTAAAAAGGTGTATTCCAATGTTTTGATTTGTATCAAACTGAACCTTGATTTTTTTGACGTTCAATGTCAAGCTGTTTGACTTCGAAGGACTAATTTCAAAACCAACAATTTTGCCTGTTGACGTTTCAAGATCTGTGAAATTTCCTGTTGTTGAAAACAAGTCTGAATTTGACAACAGGTTTTTTGAAGTTCCAAGTGCTGACTTTTCAACATTCCAAGATTCAAGACCTTCAATGATTCCTGCTTCAGTCCTTTGTCTTAACCATGCTGTGAAAGCTGCATTTCTTGCAGCAACATCATTTGGGTGAAGCTGATCAAATTCAGGACAAACTGAAGCAAGATTTTCAGTTGTCAAAACTGGGTGAACATCATTAAAAAAAAGACCTGAATCAGAAGTTGTCAAATCTGTCAATTGAAACCCATCTGAATAATCGTTTTGCAACCATCCAACAAGACCAATAAATTCAGCTTTTATTTCATTTACATTATACATATTCTATAATTTAGAAAAGGAACGCAATTTTCATTTTGCGCCCCTTTTCGTTTAACCTCAAAAACCAATTAAAGCGACTTCATTTTCTATGTCGTAGCAATTGCAACTTTCATAATTGAAGAAGCAATAGTTGTTGGATCTGAATTGTATGGTGTAATGAAAGCAACAGCAGTATGAAAACCGTATGCTTCCATTTTTGTAGCTGTCAAGTGTGCTGAAGCAGCACCATTCAAAGTTGCACCATTAATTGCGTCATCATATTGATATACACCAATAGGAAGGTTTGCAATTGGTAACACATCTAAATCCCACGCATGATTATGCGTTGAATGTCCAAGAATCGCATCAGGTGAAAATTGTTGAACCATTCCAACAGCATCACCTTGAACAGCAAAAAACGTTGCTTTGTGACCAACACCATTTGCTAGATTATTACTGAAGTGAAAGGTCTTGTCAGCATACTGATAAGTTTTATCAGCAGTATTATATTGACCCTGTTCCAGTAATTTATTTCGAACATGCGATTCAAAAGAAGGATTTCCTACCATGTGAATTGGCCCCATGTAATCATTTCCTGTGAACAATGGATTGACATCACCAACAACAGCACCTTCTTCAGCTAAAGGTGCAACAACAACATTTGCTGTCAAGGTGTAACGCCCTCCAAGATCATCAGCTAAAACTTGCGTTTTGTCAGCTTCAAGTGCTGCTGCTGCTGCTTGATCTAAAGAAGAAAGCATTGAATAGATATACCCTTGAAGCTTTCTGTTGAATTCACGTTGCAAACTGATTTCATTGTTCATGTGTGCAGCAGGAAACATTCTAAAACCAAAGTAATAATTGATGAAAGTCACCGCATATAATTGAGAAGTAGAAGGATCACCTGCAATTGTAACTGGTTGTGTTACATTTTGAATTGTGAAACCTTCCTTATCAATGACAGGAATTTCAAGACTTGAACCAACAGCAGCAATTGCTTTGTCTTTCAATTCTTGTGTGATTATTCCTGTTCCTGAATTTGTTTGTGCCTGGAATAAATCTAAAAACCCATAATTTGATGCACGGGTTTCCCATTTGTCAACAGGGCTTTCTGCTCTAAAATTGAGCAATCTCGTATTAATTAAACTCATTGTTTAAATTTTTTAAAATGATAAAATGATAAATGGTTTGCGATCCCGTGCAACCAATAATTTATATTGAAAATGTCTATCGAACGTCCATGTTCGCAACATTATGTTCTTCCCTTAGTTCTTGATGTCTTTCAACAAACTTCACATCTGTCTTTGCAATTCCTTCGTTTGTCGCAATGTGGTTTCTGATCCTGTCATCAGCTTGTGTTTGATTTGTGACCCCTGACAAATCAATTGCTGTTCCTGCACCACCTGCACCACCTGCACCACTTCCTGCACCGTTTACAATTCTTCCTTCATCAATCATTGCTGAAATTGAATGTCTTTTCAAAAACAATTCAGCAGCAGTTGCAGGTTCATTCAAATTCTGTTCATTCCTGACAATTTCACCTGCTTGATTTCTGAAGACTAATTTTTGACCACCTGCTTCAGTTGTAATGTAATCAGGTTTGAATTCGTTCAGAATTGCTTTTCTTTCAAATTCAATTACTGCGTTTCTTGTTCCTTCAGGAATAGTTGTTTTGTAACCAATCTTTTTTTCAATCAGGTGTGAATCGATTGATTGATTGACTTCAAAATTCAAAGCAGTTGCTTTTGCTTTGTTCAGACTTTCCTGAAGTGTTTTCTTTTCAGCTTCAGCAGTTGATTTGAAGATTGTTAATTCTGAATTCTTGTCTGTCAATTGTTGCTTGATTGAATTCAATTCTGTCTTTAAAGCTTCGTCTGTTGATCCTGCTGCAATTTGTGATTTCAAACTTTCAGATTCAGTTTTCAAAGCTTGAATTTCAGCTTGCAAAGCACCAACTGAACCTGCTGAATCAGCTTTTGATTTCAAGCTTGTCAATTGTGTCTTCAGGTGTTCATAAGTTTTCATCCCTCCAGGCTTATCTACTCCAAGAACTTCTTTTATGTCCTGATCATATTGGTTGTGTATGTCAGAAACTTTTCTTCCTATTATAACATCCTCATCATTTTTCGAAGCTGTTGCAATTGCTGAAAGTTGTTCAGGTGTCAAATTATTTAGTTGCGCTATGGTTTTTAAAAAATCAGTTGTTAACATGTCCCTTGTGTTATTTTAAGGTTAAAAAATTGATTGAAAAATTACTTAGTTTTTGCTTCTTTTGTTTCCGCTTTTGTTGGATCAATGATTTCAAGATTTGTTTTTGCAGGTGCATGTAAAACCCTGACATGATTGAACCCTAGTTTCAAAGCTTGATTTCTGAATTGATTCCATGATCGAGGGTCAAAGATTTGAACATAAGGTGTTGATTCCTTTTTGAAAGTTGCACTATCAATGTTCACTTTTTCCAATTCAACATGAACATGTTCAAGTTCTAGTTTTGGAACAACATATTCTGTTCGTCTTCCTTTTGCAAGTTCTTTGTTGTCCTTTTCAGATTCAGTCAATTCAATTTTGACTGTCAAATCTTGAAGTTCTTCTTCTTGAAATTCAGGTTCTTTTTTCGCCTGAAGTTTTGCCTTTGCCATTTTGAAAAATTTTATTGGTTAAAAAAATTAAATTACTACTTCTTGAACAGGTTTCATTTCTTCAATGTAAACTTTCAAAGCATTTTGAATGACTTCAATCTTTCTGTCAAATTTTAGGTTCTGACCAAACTGCACAATTGAAACATTTTCACGTTCGAACCGCATAATCAAGGAAGAAAAGTTTTTCTTCAACATATAATCAGAAAATGAAATTTGACTGTCAGAATACATCTTTGAAACTTCTTCATTTGACAAATGCCTGAAAGGTTCAATGTTATTCAGAATCTGTTGACGTTGAAGTTGTTCAGGATTATTTTTGAATTCAGTTTCAAAATATCTGTCTTGCAATAAATCCAAGGTAGGCATTGAAGCAAATTCTTTTGCTGCTGTGTACAGATCCATAATTTGACCTGAATTCATGATGAAGTGTTCAGTTCCAAGACTTATTGAAACAGATTCAAAAGAAGCTGATCCATAACGTAACAAGCAAATTGTTTTGTCAGTCCATTCAATAACCTGTTCAAAATTTTCTTGTGGATTTCGCAAAGCAGCTTCAAGACTTTCAAAGATTGCAATGACTTGTTTTTCATTGACTGCTTTGTTGTTTATGCTTGAACCTTGATACCCTGTGATTGAATTATAAATTGAATTGGCCCTTCTGTCAAGGTCTTCATTGTTATAATTCAAAGCATCAATTTCAATTGATGTAATCTGAACAGGGTTTCTTAAATCAGCATTATCATTTGCAATTGAAGGTGGATCTATTTCGATAACACTTCCTGCACCGTCAAGCCTTTTATTTGCACACATAGGGCAACTTTGAAGTTTGTCAGCTTTTGCAAAAAGATAGTTTCCGTCACGGTTACGAAGAAAACCTTTGTTGCAATATGAACCCGTCCTGTCATCTACAAAATCACAATCAGAACTGAAAACAGAATAAATTGGATAACGCCCGTATACATTCAAATGATCGTTTGAAACATCAAAAAAGAAATACATGTCAAGTTTTCCTAAATGGTTTGACAATGGTGACTTCTTGACAATCTTTGATTTCTTATTTATTGGTGAAGTCCAAAAGAATCTTGCAGGTGTGAAACCTAATTCATGAACATTTTCAACTTCAGGCAAAGATTCAATTTCAGCAATTGAACCGTTTTTTGTTTTGTATGTCCTGAAGTACTGATCACAAAAAACAGCAATTCTTTCTTTGTCTTGTTTGAAAGCAATCCATTCAAAAGAAACACCGTCTTCTTTTATTTCAAAATCAATGATTTTATCAATCGACAAGAAAAAAGGTTTTGGTTCAGGTCTGTCTGTTGTTTGTTCAATTGGTAGGTCAACAATTAAAACAGAATTGATTGCTGTCTTCATTGTTTCAAAACCCTTGCTTCTCCAAAAATCAAGGTGTTTCAATTCAATAGTTCTGTAATGATCCCAATCTTGTGAATCTTCAGGACTGTTGAAGTTGTATTTGAAAACAGGGTTTCGACCATCAAACACCTTTTCAAGTGCTGTGTAGATTCTTGAAGTTAAATCAATGGTACAAATAGGAAAACGCAACAGATTTAAAAACATGTTGAATTTGTCTTCAGGAAGAAGTGTTTCAACCATGTTCAACAAATCAGTAATTGCTGAAGAAGTTGAAGTTGAAGAAATAGTTGTTTCAGAATGTAATCTGATTCTATTCTCGTGACTTCTTGCTTCTTGAATTTCCTGTTTGCTTGTTGACCTTTCCTTCAGCAGCTTTTGAATTTGATCGTTTTCCAATACCATCTTCTGAATTTGATTGAATTTCTTTGACATCTTTTGAAGGATCAACTTCTTCTGTGAATAATTCCCACCCTGAAGGATTGGTCTTTTCACTTTCAAGAAGTCTTGCAGCATGTTCAGGATTGAACGGGCGCTTTCCTTTCATTGGATGCCAAAGAAAAATGATTTGTTCTTCTTTCATTGGATTGAATTTAGATTGCTGTCAAAGCATCAAAGACAGGTGTGACAATTCGTGTATTGTCTGACCAGTTTGGAAGGAATGACCATTTCAAATTGTTTATATCATTGTTATCAAATCCACCTGGTGACTTATCAGAACAGAAGAAAGAACGAATTGGAAAACCTTTGAAGTCAAGGTTCGTTGCAGGATCTGAAGTTCGACCTATCAATTGACCGTGTTCATTGATGAAAATAATTGCAAGTTCTTTTTCGCATTCATAAGTTTTCAAAGCAGCAACAATTGTTTGTTTGATGTCTTTGAACGATGCTGTAAATGTTGAAGGGTTTCTTCCAATAACATCTGCAATACCTCCAATTGAATCATTCCCACCCCCTGATTCCCTTGCTTCACCTGCTTCAACAGCAACTGAAACCATGTAAGGGGAAACTTGAACTTTGGTTGAATCAACAGCAGCTTTTAAAGATGTCCATGTTGCAAGAAGTGTAGGATCGTCTGTTGCATCTACAATTGTATTTTCAACAGTTCCATTTTTTCTACGTTGGATTATGAATTTTTGAAGCTGACCCCAACGTTCAAGACAAGCATCAACAGGAATGTCAGTAACTGCTGCATCAGGTGGGCAACCACAAAGAAGGGCAAAATGTAAAAACATAATTTTGAAATTTTATTTTTAAAAAATGTTCTTTTGCCCGTCCCATAGGAAAAGATTTTGATTTGAATAATGTACTACAAATCTATGACATTTTTTTCAAAAAAAAAACCTTCAGCAAAATCATGGATTGCTGAAGGTTATTAAACAAAAAATCTTTATGAAAAAAACTATACATTTCAAATATACAAAATTTAATTTCTTCTTGAAACACCTGATCCTTTTGGCATCATTTCAAAATACATTCTCATTGCAAGTGCATCAGTCCAATCAGGACTTCTTGAAATATTTCTTTTGACTTCTTCTTTCTTGATCATTTTGATTTTCCCTTCTTTGTCAGCATCCCTTGTTTTGATTTGTTCGTGTTCTTGAATGATTTCTTTTCGTTCTATTTCGTTGACTTTAAATGAAATCCAAATTGACCCTTCAACAACTTTTGCTGCATATTGATAATAGCATTGAGTTTTTAGGTTTTCATAGTTTTCTTTCAATAATGGTTTTGCACCGTTATGAAAAGCAATTGCACCATGAATAAAACCACCTACAAAAGCGCCTATTCCATCAGCATCATAAGCAACTGATTTTGCAGGTATCAAATGTTTCCTTTGTAAGTCTTTGATTGTGCTGACCACCTGCTGACCATCTGATTTTTTCATACTAATTTTGTCAATTGCTTCAAATCCATTCCAAACAATAACCCTGAAATAATCTGAACCTTCACCTGCAATATCTGCTGTAATATATTTCTTCCTTCCTTTTTCAATATGATCATTATTAAACAAACCTATAATTGAATCATAATCAATCATTGCTGTTGGATCATTGTCATACTCCCAATTTCCATAATAAAGCCGTTGAACCGTCTGTTCATCTGACTTCAAAAGATTTGATAAATAATTAGGTGAATTATGTGGATTGTCTGTTGGCAGCGCTTGAATAAATTTTCGCCAAGGTTCAATTTTGTTTTCTTTGTTAGCAAGATAAAAGTCTTCGTATATCCAAGTTTTTGAAGGATTTGCTGACATGAAAAGTTTGGGTATTGCTGACCAACCTTCACCACTAAGAACAGAAAAACGCCCCCTAAGAACGTTGATTGCTTGCTTGTGTATTTGTTGCACCTCGTCAATGAAAGCGCCTGTCAAGTCATATGAACCAATCCTATCAAACAATGGATCTGAAGGAACATATTTTAATTCCACAAAAAAAACAATTGAACCATTTGAAAAGTTAAGCTGATAGGAAGAACCATTATATCTAAAATCAACACCTTTCTTCAATCCCCAAAAATTTAAAACTTTGAAGAATGTCAATAAAGTTGTGTCTTTCAATTTTGTCAATTCTTCACGGGCAACAAACCATGCTGAATTTGGTTTTGTCAAAGCTTCAAACAAGATCCAGGAACAACCTAACCAACTTTTCCCACCCCTTGCAGCACCACCGTAAAGAACATCTGAAGTTTCATCATCAAGAAGATAAGTCAAAGCTTTTTCTTGTTTTGGAATAAAATCAAGACCTTCAAATTCTTTTCTTTTATATAATGCAAGTGACCCTTCAAGAATTACGTTTGAAATTGTCATAAAGCTTCTTTTAAAAGCTTTGCAGCTTTGACCCTTGCAATCAATTCTTCACTTGTTAAACTCGAATAGTCAACTTTGTCTTTTCCTTCAACATCAGTTTCAGCAATTTTGATTGCAGCGTCAAAACCTAGCATCTTGTTAAGTATGTCATCAGCTTTGTTGATACCGTTTAAATTCATGAATGACTTCAATCTTTCAAACCTTTCTTTTTCAACAGGTGTCAAGGTTTCTTTTGTTCCAAGTTCAAGCAACATTTCAAAGACTTTCTTTTTCTTCAGTTGATCCTGAACTTGCTGTTCAAAGGTGAAGTCATATTCTTTTTTGACAGCTTCAGCTTTGATTTTCTTTTGTTGCTTGACGTGAAATTGAATGTCAGCATTTGTCAGTATTTTTTTGAAGTTGTTGACAGCAGTTCTTTCTTTTGCCTTTGGGTAAAACTTCTGATATGCTTTAGTTCCATTTTCACCATTATTCAGCCATTCATCAACAACCCTTTTATATTTGGCAATTGTTGAAGATTTGATTGTTGGTTTCTTTTGACTTCCCTTCGTCATAAGATTATTGTTTTAAAAAATTACTAATTGTGATGTTTTATTTTCAAATCGCTTCTTTGCATCGTTGTAATAATCTGCGTCAATTTCGCAAGCGACTAAAGTTAAATCCATTTTTTCTATTTTGTTCATACTATCAAGTGCTATTCCGTGACTACCTCCGCCAAAGTGAGTATCAAGGATTTTTGAACCTTTATCAGCGTACTTAATTAAAAGTCGTTGATATAAAGAAATGGGTTTTTGTGTTGGGTGTATTCTTTGCTCTCTATCTTTCATGTTGTGTTGAAGCATTCCGTTCCAAGTCAGTTCTATGAAATCATTTTTAGTTAACCAACTAAGACTTGCAAGTTCGCCCGTTGAATAGCTTGGCATCGTTACGTTTTTATGCCAATACAACATTCCCGCAGTTAATCCAAAATAATTTGCGCCCCAAATGATTTGTTTTTTAGATACTCTTTTCAATTCATCAAAATATTCTTTATTTGGTATTTCGGAATCCCAATTTGTTTTTTGATAAGTATTAATTTTTGCTTTGGCTGTCTTTTCGTGCCTATCACTATTTTTCCCATTGTTTTTTTTATCAGCGTCAATCCCATAGGGTGGGTCAACAATAGCCAAATCAAAATGATTATCTTCATATCGTGCCATTGTCAACATACAATCCTCATTAAATACTTCAATATTTTTATTCCAGTTCATTGTCGATTTGTTTTTAAAGCTGATCCTGAAGTTCATCAGGATCAGCTTCAGTTTTTAAATTATTGGAAACAGTTTTGCAGCTATGTCTTGAAAGACTTTCTGTTCTTCATTTTCTTCATTGATTGCAAGTTGTGCAATCCTTGTGAATCTGTAAAGCGCCCAAACTCTAGGATAATCTAGTTCAATTGAAATTGCTTCAGCATTGAAGATTGGATCAAAGTCTTTGACAATCTTATTCATAATGAAATACATTGCCCTTCCTGAAGAATCTTGAATTTCTAACCATGACAATCTTTTCAAGTGTTCCTTTGCATGGTGTTGAAAAATAGCATGTTCTTTTCTTTCAAGCTTCAGTTCAAAACGTTCTTCGATTCCTAAAGGTTTTGATTTTACTTCAGGAATGATGACATCTTCTTCGATTAATTTTTTCATTCTTCTTCTTTAATTGGTTGACCTGTCAATTCAAACATTGGCTTGACAGAAATGTTAATTGGATTGAAACCCCTGTTTTGTGTTACTTGCAAACTCCAAATTCTTTTTGTCTTGATCACTTCCTGAATTTCTTCAAAAGTCAATTCATGACAGTAATGACAAACACCTGAAGCAGGATCATGTAAAACAGGAAGTTGATAGAATTCAGGTTGATCTTTTGCAAGAATAAGATTTGCACCTTCAAAATTAACTGCTTTCATTTTCTTCTTTTTGGGTTGATGAATCATTTTTTGAATACTGTCTTCTATAAAAAAAGACTAAACCTAAAACAACTAAAACACCTATTCCAATAAAAAGAAACAGTTCAACTTTTGATTCCTTTGGTTCTTCTTCAACTGGTGGATTTGTTTCAGGTGGTGTTTTGAATTCAAACAATTCTATTGGTTCAACATGACCCCAAAATGAATACCTGTCAAAACCTTCAGGTAGCATATCAGTTGACCCTAATTCAAGAACTCGTTCAAGCGCTGTGTTTGATTGGTGTTTTTCATAGTACAAAGCAGCAACTGCTGAAGCATAAGGTGTTGCCATTGAAGTACCTGATAAAACCCTATAAGTATTTCCTTTGTAGGTTGACAGAATCTTTTCCCCTGGTGTGACAAGATCACCTTCTTCACCTGAAGAAGAAAATGAAGAAACGTCAAGCTTGTCATTGATTGAACCTATTGCAATGACTTCGTCATATTTGGCAGGATAACCAATGTTATCTTCTTTTGATTGACCTGAATTTCCTGCTGCTGCTATAATTGAAACACCTTTTGAAATTGCATAATCAATTGAAGTTTTGATTGATGTTGATGGATTAGAACCACCTAAAGAAAGATTGATGAAATTTGCACCTTGATCAACACACCATGTCAAACCATTTGCAACGCCTGAATTTGTTCCTGACCCTTCATCTGTCAGAACCTTTGCAATCAGTATTTCAGCATCAGGTGCAATTTCTGCAATGATTCCTGAAACGTGTGTTGAATGTCCGTTTCCATCAAAAACGCTTGCGTCACTTGTGAAGTTCTTTGAAGCTTTGATTTTGTCTTTCAATTTCACATGATCAGGTTGACCAGTATCACAAACACACACTTTCACACCTTTTCCCGTGTATTGTTTCATGACTGAATCAAGTTGAAGCTTTTGAATTCCCCAATTTTTGAATACTTGTGAAGCTGAATAAATTGCTGCTTGACGTTCGTTCATTTGTGGTGATTCAATAATTGGTTCAATCAGATTGACTTCACCTTCTTGACCTGAAGACAGGATTGACCCCAACAGGAAGATTGACAATAGAATAATGAATTTTACTTTCATAATAAATTTATGGTTTAAAAGATTAAAGATATTTTTCAAGACAAAGATCACAAATAAATTTTGCAACTCCATTTGGTTGAATCATGTGAACATGAACTGTTTTTGTTTCTGACCATTCTTTTTTGCACTCAAAACAATTATTCCAACACTTTCTTCTTTTCAAATTTGGCATTGCTTCAGCAAGTGTTTTGTAATTCTTCCATGTTTTCATACATCAAATTTATTGTTAATTGTTGACAAAAAAAAGTCAGTCATTTTTCAGGTGACTGACTAAGAACAGAATTAAAGCTTGATAGTAATAGTATTTACAAGGTACAAAAAAATAACAACCGTTAAAACGTCAATTTTCGATTCCTCAAAAATGCGTTTAACTATGCGTTATTTTAAAGCGGAAAGGATCAACCACCAAATAAAAATGCAAGTGCAACCTGCTATTAAAACACCTTTAAAGAATGATATTTTTTTCATGATTCTGTTTTTTTATATGGTTTTAAAATAAAGATTGTTGTTTTGGATCAATCATTTCAGATACTGAAGAAACAGGTTCTTTTGATATTCCGTAAATTCCTTTTTTTACTCTGACAATTAAACCCCTGTTTACCATTCTCGAAAGAATGTCACCAATGTGTTTATTTGAATTTGCGTAATGCCAACTTTTAAATTTGTTGACAATCTGTTTCTTTTCCTTGTGACCTGTTTGAAGGTATATGATAATTGCTTTTTGGTGTTGTGTTAATGCCATGATTTTTATATTGATTTATATTTTGAATGTCTTCCTGTTACTGTTTGCTTCAGTTTTCCTTTCTTGACTAAAGATTTGATTGACCCAAAAATTGGTGCTGATTCTTTATGACCTAATTTCAAGGCAATTTTATGTGGCGAAGCTTCACCTACTTCTTTGAATGCCTGAAGAACTTCTTTCTGTTTTTCTGTGATTGGTTTTTTCATGGTTCTGTTTTGATTAAAATATTCAATGTAAAATGAAAAGAAGTTTCAGTTCCTGATTCATGTCTTTCTTCAACACCAAAAGCAAAACCTGCAAAGTGTTTTGTTGTTTTATATGTCATTACTGTTGTTGTGACTTGATTGAAGTCAACTGTTGTCATCAAATGAATAACCTGAAGATGTCTGAATGGTCTTGTGACTTTAACAAGGCAATTTTTTATTTCTTCATTTATCTTTTGAAAGTTTTCAAACTTGTGTGAATTAGCTTTCATACTAAATGAAGAAGTTGCTGTTCTGACTTCAAAAGAATCACCTTCTTTGAAATCTGTTTCAGGAATAGCAAATGATTCTTCATTCAAAATTTTTGATTCTTCAAACATCATAAAAAGTGTATCAATTAACATAATTTTCATTTTTAAATTCGTGTAAAATCCAAGCAAGACCTATTATAATAAACAAATTGAATAACATATTTTTGATTTTTACAGATTGTTAAAAAGTTTGAATTCTTCAAAAGTCAGTCCTTCCTGTTTTGCTTTGTACCAGTCTTCACGAATTTGATTTGATTGACTTTCAATGTGTTGATGTGAAAATCTTCCTAAAAGTTCAAGGTTCTTTTTTGAATATGCAAGTTCAGACCTTCCTGAAGCTTTGCAAATTCTTACTGAAATAATGTGTGAACATTCAAGATGAATATCAGACCGTTTTGTTCTTTCACAAAAAAAATAATTGTGTTCATCAAAAAAGTCTTCAAGGAATTCTTTTTTTGCTTTTGAAATCCTTCTGTCAATGACAGAATTTTCAAGACTTTCACCTGTTGAAGTTTTGTACTTTGCCATTTTAAAAATTTATGTTTGACCATTGTTCAGCCATTGCTTTCGCAATACCAGGGAATGTTTTACTTCTTGCTTTTGATCTTTCTGAATGTGGTAAATTTCCTGTTGATGCATACCAATTTGACATTTTGTTTCCACTTGAAAATTCAACAACACCACCTTTTTCAACATGTGTTATTTTGTCGTTAAATAAATCCTTTTCTTTTGCATGAAATAACGGGTGTAAATTCTTCAACCATAAACAAGTTTTTTTTGTCGTTGGATCACCGAAGAAATAAGGTTCAATGATTTGATCAGGTTTTCGATATACTGAAGACATGATTCCAACAGGATTTTCAATTGCAATCCTTTTGATTGGAATGTTGACCACCTTCATAAAAAGTTCAATTGCTTTTTGTTGTCGTCCGTCTTTTCTTTTCTTTTCAAAATGTGCTGCACCTGAAGAAGCTAAATGTGTGCATGGTGGAAAAAATATTCCTAAATCCCATTTTTTAAAATCAATAAAATCAAAAACATTTCCTTTCAAATGCCATTCAGGAAAACCACCTGAACAACTTTGAAGATCACTTGAAAAAGCTTCATGACCTAAATTTCTGAAAGCTATTGTGACAGCTTGACTTTCTTCAAAACCAACTAAGATTTTCAATTTCTTTTTCATGATGTTTTTCTTTTGACTAAATGAAAATTAAAATTTCTATCTGAAGGCATTGATTTTGGTTTCTTCCTTTCCTTTGGTTTTTCCTGAAGTCGAAGCTGCAATTCACACCACTTCAAAGTTTTACCGTGCAAAAGTGTTGCAGCATCCCTGCTGTGTTCTGTGTTGCCTTCATACTGTGTCACACCTGTCAACTTTGCAAACTGTTCTTTTGTGGTCTTTGTTGGCATTCGAAGAAGTTCAGCATTCTTCAAAGTGACCTTTCCTGTTGCCTTGTCTTTTGAATATGCTTTTTGTCTTGCTGAAGGTGCAATTTGAATGATTGGAACATTTTTTTCAGCAAGCATTTTTATCAGAACTTTTGCAGCAGCTTTGTTTTCTCCCACCTTTTGCGCCCGTGAAATGATCATGTTGAATTCATATTTGATCAATCCAATTCTTCCAGTTTTGATTGCTTTGTGTATTTGTTCCCATGCACCAAAAACAGCGCTATCAAGTGCAGGATTTTCAACAACTGCAACAACATCTTTCATCTTGACATTTTGACCTAACCATTCAAGACATTGAAAAAGATCACCTGAAAACAATTTGTACTTGTGTATTTTTTTTGATGGATTTTTGATTGCAACACCCATTGTTTCAAACGAAGGGTCAAATCCAAGAAGTATTTTTTTGTTTTGCATTATTTGAATTTTAGAAAGTAATAAAAAAGAATGATCAAAAAAAGGATCAGGAAGAAGACCTTTTTGAAATCTGAATTGTTTGCTGACCTTCTTGAAAGAATTGATTTTATTTCTTGAATTTGACTATTCGATAATTTAAAGAATTCAGTTTCTCCGCTTCCTTTTTTATGAACTTTAGGTTTGAAACTATCTGATTTATATAATTTATGAATGTGTGATTCAGTTCTTGTTGCTGCTTCAACTAGATAACAATCAATTAATATAATCTTTCCTTTTATTCCTGAATCAACTTCTTTTTTTCGTTGGTTTGAATTCTTAGAAATTCCAATTTTGATTATTCTGACCTTTAAGAAAAAACCTGAAATTAATCTAATTAAAGAAGGATCAAGTTCCATTATATAAACCTCTCTAGTAAGTGGTTTCTTTTTTGACTTCTTAAAAAAATCATATCTCAACATGTCCCCACGTTTTACCATTCACAATATTTGATATTGTTGTTCTACATACCTTGTATTTTTTAGCTAAGATTGGAAACTTAACATTTGGATTATTTTTGTAGAATTTTTTTATAAATAACACTTCAACTCTTTTTAAAGTTGTTTGGTGGTGGTTTTCACCTTTTGCTTTTCGCCCCCTATCAAAAGCATATTGAATGTTTTTAGATTGCGTAGTGTATTCAAGATTATCAAATTTATTATTTTTCCTATTGTCATCTTTATGGTGAATTATAAATCCCTTTGGTCTTTCACCTTCAAAGGTCAACATGATAATTTCGTGAACTGTAAATCTTTTTAGTTTTTTATTCCTCCATAGATTAATTCTCAAATAACCAGTTATCATTTTTTCCAATTTCATCTTTTTGAACTTTCCTGTGTTCTTATAATTAGAAGTAAAAATAAAACCTTTTTCACAAGCATAATAATTGGGATAACCTGGTATTTCTTTCATGTCTTAAAATTAAAAAAGCCGAATCTAGGTAGTAGCTAGATTCAGCATAAACAAAAAAATTGTTTTCTAATTTTCTTGCATCAAATAAAATTCCGCTACTACTTGAAATGATATTTGAATGATAACACAATTTACAAAAAAATATTAATAGTAAAAAATAACAATCGCTAAAACGTCAATTCTCCTAACGTCGAACTGCGTTTAGCTTTGCGTTATGTGCAATTGAAAAGAGAAAACCCAAACCCGCTTTTCAATCGCTCAATTTAAAAGGCATTCGCCAAATAATTTAATAAATCAATTTTAAGATGATAGGAATTAATAATTATAAAAACTCCCCAAATCAAACCAATAAGCGAATTACTCCAATGTAAAATAGTATAACCTTTGGAAAATTTCAAAGCCTTACCAATTGGTGTAATAATTAAAAAATTAAAAACAAGGATTATTAAAAAGGCAACCCAATTAAATGTAAATAAGCCAGAAATCATCCAAATAGATAAAAACAGCATAGGGATTTTTCCAATAAGCGCTGAGTGATATTCTTCTGACATATCATCCCATTTTTTTCCTTTGTTTTCTTTTTGGAGCTTATCAAAATTAATTCTATCAAGTACAAATTTTTGAGGTTGCATTAACCACATTAATTCATAGATAATAAAAAATACAGCTATTAAATAAAATATATGTTTCATAAAATTGATTTAAAGATTAATAATAAATTTAAAGCACATAACAACGCATACAACGGCAAGTAAGCCTATGCGGCTTCCCTGCGTGTATGCAGGGGACGTTATGTGCAATTGAAAAAGAAAATCCCCGCTTCTTTGCAATTTAAAGATTAAATAGATTTTACAGATTGCCATTCAAAAAAAATCTTCTTAGAATTTAAGAATTGAACAATTTCAAAATGACTTTGCATGTCTATTTTCTCCCCATCAGATTCAGGATATTTTGTATCCCAAATAGATATGTTTTCCATTTCAAAATCAAAGTCAAATTGAAACCAATTGTCTTTTGATTTAACAGAGTATCCGCCAAAAGTATAAACGTCCTTATCTGCTTTTACAATCTTCCATTTGATTTCGGGATTTACAAAACAAGTTGGTTTTGCAATTTTGGAAACTGCTAAACATTCAGAAGGTGTAATTTGAGAGAAATTTCTTTTACCATTTGCTTGGGGTAAAAATGGACACCATTTTGGAGTATTAGAATCTTCCCCAATTTTACGTCCATCTCTTTTACCTAAAATCGAACGCATAAAATCTTCGTAATTATCGAAATTAGGATGATTACAATAATGCTCTCGAATCGGATTTCTTCCTGACTTCAAAAGCCTATTAGAATAATGTGGACACAATACACATGATTTATATTTTTGTTCTGGAATAGTAAATTCTTTATACATGAAAATGATTTTAAATGTTAACTTTTTTACCTAATTGCCCTGTGACTGAATGAAATTTCACATGCCATTTTTCAGAATCCATATGATATCTTTTCCCTGTGCTACTTCTTATAAAGTATTCATAATCCTCTAATGTTCCATATTCACCAACTAAGTGTTTTAGTCTTGGCGGTGCTTCTAGTATTTCAATCTTACTATTTGTTTTCCAATTCATAATTAATTTAAAATTTTCGAGTAATTAAAAGCACACAACACGGTGTAAACGGCAATAGTCGCTATGCGCTCCTACTGCGTTTACACATTGACCGTTACCCATAAAAAAAATGATCATCAGAACAACCAATTGAATACTTTCTTTTTTTAAATTTCCTATTGTCAATAATTTCTTTGACTTTCTTTTTTAGTGCTGAAGGATCAGCAAGTTTTGAATTTGTTTTTGATTTTTTCATGTCGATTTTTATTTTATGAGTTTTAAAAATGCTGTCTTTTCTTTTTCTTCGTTCCCCCGAATTAAAAAGGAATTACAAATTTTACTTTGTAGTGACAGCAACCGAAAAACTAACACCCTTATTTCTTAGAAACCAATTTTCAACTGATCAGGATCAGAATTTTCTTCTTTGGCTTTCTTTCTTTCGTTCCTCCATTTCACGCCCTGACTGATTGCTTCAAGTGTTAATTCATTTAAAGTTTCCAACATTGCAGAATCAAGTTTTGCGTCCCCTGTCATTTGATCATTGTCAATTTTTGCAACAATGGTGACTAAATCTTTTTTATGATTCAGCTTCAATTCAACAGAAAGGTTTGAAGTTTTATCATTGATTTGTACACCACGTGAAAAGGTCATTGGTAATGTTCCAAGAATCAAAAAAACTGATAATCAGTTTTTTTGATTCTTGATTTGCTTGCAGGTGCTTTGTTTCCTGCTGCTTTAGGTTTTGAAGTTGCCATTTTTATATATGGTTTATAAAAGTTAAAAAATAAAATTACTTTTTTGATACTGGTTGAAAATCTTCTTCCTGAACTACTTTTTTGAAAACGGTCAACTGTCTTGCAATTCTTTTTGCAAGTTCACCTTCTGTTGGAACAGTCATTTTGAAACGTTCCTGAAGTGAAGCTTGACTTCTTTCTGATTCCTTTTTTCGAAGTTCAATTTTTGCAATTGCTTTTGCTTCTTCAAGAATTGCTTCAGCTTCACCTTCTTCAAAATTAATCCAATGTCGATTGAAAATTAATTCAAACCAAAAAGAAGGAACATCTGACCACTTTTTGAAAGTCTTTCTTTTCTCCATGACTTCAACAGGAAAATCAATTTCAAACTGTTCTTGCTTTGACTTGTGAATTTCAGCTTGAATTTTAGCTTCTTTTTCTTCAGCTTTTTGTTTTAAAATTTCAGCTAAAATTTTTGATCTATTTTGACAATAAGCAGTCAAGACTTTTCCAAGCTGCGCAACATTAAATTCACCACCCCACATTTCACCACCTGAAATTTTTAATTCCCCTGAAGCATGTTGACGGTATGCTTCACGAATTTCAATCAATCCAAGTCTTCCAAATTTTTTTAAAATTAATCTGATTGATTCAGAAAGTACATTTTGCGAAACGTCAAATCTTGCCCCGTATATTTTTGCAACTTGTGGAATTTCTAAAGTCAACCTTCCAATTGCTGTGACTTGATCCATTTTTCGAAGTTGTGTTTCATGACCTTGTGCAACAACTGAAGCTTGAAATTTTGAACAACCTGTTTTATCAGATACCGTTTTGCATAAGATCATTAAAGACTGCTTTTGCATCTGATTCGCTGATAAGGTTTTTGTTATTTCTTGTTTTTCCATTTGTCGAAGATTTTAATTTTTGAATTTCTTGATTTGCCCTTTTGATCCAACCTTGAACCAAATTGACTTTGACTTGTGTGACTGTGTACCAATCCGCTTTAGTAACCCAAATTTTCATTAATTCAACTGGATCAACTTCTTTGTACATATCACCGTAAAAACTCCAAAGCGAAGCAAAAGATTCATGTTCAATCCATTTTTCATATATCTTCCAAACTTTGATTCTTGCTTCAGGTGAATCTGTTAAAATATTTTGATTCAAAATTTCGTCTTTAACATCAAAAGAAGATTTAATTGTTTTTTCCTGAATAGTCGCTTCAATGAAAAGATCTTCAAGATTGTCAGATTTTGTGATTTGCTGCTTCACTTCTTTCTTTTGTTTAATCTTTCTTTTGTTACTTCTTTCTTTTATAGTTACGGGTTTTCCGTTTACGGTTTTCCCGTTTACGGGTTTCCCGTTTACGGGTTTTCTGCAAATGGTTTGAACTTCGTCTGAAACATCGTATTCATAACCTTCAAACCTTCCATTTTCTGAATTATGAATTCTATTTCTAACAACATAACCTGCTTTTATCAATTCGTCAATTCCTTTGTTTGTTGCGTCCCTTCCATCTTTTGCATGTGTTTGAAGTTCGCTAATATAAATTTTCCAGTCTTCAGGCAATGAAATTAAAAATACAAGAATACCTTTTGCTTTCCAAGATAGATTTTTGTTTTTGATAGCTTCATTTCTGATTGTTGTGAAAGGTAATTTTGACCTAACGTTATTAATTCGATTTACTTTAGTACTATTTTTTATCATGGATTTTTTTTTAAAAAAAAGGCAAAAAAAAACCGTGAACTGGTAGAAGCAATTCACGGGTAAACAAAAATTTTGTTTTTTAAATTCTTGCATCAAAATGATTCAGCTTCTACTTTGAACCGTTTCGAATATATTGCAATTTATAATAAAATATTCAGATTGTCAAATGTCTGAAAGAAACAATTTTTGATATTTATCAAACTGTTCTTTTGAAATCTGATTCCATGACAACAAAATAATTTGAAGACCAATCTTTTTAAACTGGTTTTGAAATTGCCAATTCATAGGATCATTATCAATAACTTTGTTTCCAAAATAATTAACAGTTTCACCTTGAACATTATCACCAAACACATTAAATGAAATAAAGAAATACTTCTTCAATCCAACCTGCTTAACATCAATTTGCTTTGCGTTAGATTGTCGATTGAATTTATCAAAAGATTTTGCTTTTTGAAATTCAGATTGAATAATTTTTTGTGCTCTTCTTTGATTGTATTTGTCAGCTTCTTCAAGTCCTTCTTCAAGTGAATCAACAAAACCGTTGTTGAAAAGTATTTCAGAAATATCTTTTGCATTGATGCAAGGCATTAAATGAATACATTCTTCGATTTTTCTTTCTTTTTCAATCGCTTCAGTTTGTTCAACATTGTCAGCAAGTTCTTCTTCGAATGGTTTTTCTTTTTTGTATTGATCCTATAAAACAAAAGCTTCTCTTTGTGTTGAACAAAATCCTTCTCCAATCAAATACTTTGACATTCCATAAGGTGTTATGTCAGGATAATATTCTTCTTTGCTTTTGATTAATTCTTTGATTTCTTTTTTCATGTCGATTAATTTTTTTCGTAGTGATTTAAAATTGATTCTGATTTTTTTGAATTGATTTGGTCAAATGCTTTCAAAATAGCATAAGAAAAAAAAGCAATTGAAGCTGATCCAAAAAGAACAGCTAAAAAAATAAAAAATACTGTGTACATGTTCAAGGATTTTAAAGCGATCTAAGCAAGGCAAAAATCAAAATGAACAAAGTGTTCACCTTTCAAAAGAAAATTGATTCTTTTCTTGTCAAAAATTGCCGTGTGGGATAATTAGGTTAAAAATTGCGGTCTGTCTTCTGACTTTTCAGAAAGGAAATAAACAGACCGCATTGCATAAACCGTTATGAGAAAACTCTACTTAAAAACTTTTTATGGTCTGTGATTCTTTCCAAGTCCAATCAACAACCTATGAAGGTCAAACTGTTCTTTTCCTTCTTCTTTACCAAAAATTTCAATGTACTTTTCAAAAACAGTTTCTTCATGATTGGTTGACGTTGACAGGATCTTCTTTGCTTTGACTTTTCCGATTCCTTTGATTCCTGCAATGTTGTCACCTGCATCACCTTGCAGCATTTGTTGCCAAAAGAAAAGATCAGCAGCTTCTGTTGTTACAAATTCAAGACCCCTACAAGGTGCAACTTTTCTGAAACCGTTTTGATCTAATTCTTTTGAAGGTGGTCTATAATAATCAAAATGAATTCCTTCAATCTGTTTCAAATCCTTGTCAATGGAACAAATCACATAGTTTTCAGAACCTAATTCAACACATTTATCTTTTATCAGATCATCTGCTTCAAATTCATCATCAAAAATAAATCCTTCCATCTTAAGCAAGTGTTGACGAACTATTGAAACCCACTTATTGCGCTTTCTTTTTGCCTTGTAAGTTGCTGAAGCTTTTTTTCTGACAGAATTTTTGCAAGCTGTCAAAAAATATTCAACTGATTCAATGTTGATTCCTGTTTCTTCAATGTCAATCATAATTCCGTCTGACATTTGAAGCAACCGATTGATTGACAAATTCATGATTTCAGTTTCCATCCATTGTTTTGATTTTCCATCAACAAACCAGGAACGAATTTTTTGCAGGTCAACAATTCTATGTACTGCTTTGTAAACCATTGAATCAAAATCAAAAAGTACTGTGAAATTATTCTTCATGATCAACAGGTTTTTTTGTTTGGAATACTTTCTTTGCTTTTCCTAGTGCTGAAGCAAGATGAATATCACGTGAAATTTCTGCTTTGTGTTCAAGATATAATTCTTCCAAAGATTCCAATGTTTTACAATCCTGAATTTGCTGAAGAAGTGTTTCATCTGAAATATGAAGCTTTGTGTTTCCTTCAGGAAGAAGTTCATATTCATGAAAGTCATTTGAAAATTCATCAGCAACAGAACCAAATAAATGTGGTAAGTGAAAAGAAGCAATCATTCTGATTCCATGAAAACGCATTTTGTTTTTCTTTGCAAAACCTGCTGCTTTTGATCGTTGAAGGATTTGATCAGTATCTTTGACAGTTTCAGTCACATCAAAATCAATGTCTTCTGAAGGATGGAAAACACGAACGTCAACACCTTTTGCAGTTTCATTCAAGTATTCAGTTTTATACCCTGCTTTGGTTATTCTTGCAAGCATCTTGTCACCATAGAAACGAACTGAACCATTCACGCAATATAAAGCTTGCATTGCTTCAACTGGTTTCATTCCCATTTCAGCACCTGATTTGATGACAACAAAAGCTTGTTCTTTGTTTGCTGCTTTGAATGCACCTGACTTTATAAACCGATCAGCAAGATTCATTTGAAATTCCATTCTTGCCATTTCAGCAGCAAGTTCAGGATCAGCTTCATAAAGTCTGTTTTTTTCATGCACGTTCAATGCACGGGTTTTAATTGTCAAAGTTTCTTCTTTGGCAGAATTCAAAAGTTCTTGAAGCTTGATATTTTCTTTTGATTTTTCTTCAAGCATTTGCTGAAGAACTTCAGGTTGAAGTTCAAGTTTCAATTCTTCTTGTGGTAATGGATTTGTTTTAGACATTTGTCGATTTTTTTAAAATTAGAAAATTATTTTTTACGAATGTTTTCTTCATGATGGAAAAGAAAAGTTGCAATTGTGAACCCTATAAAAATACAAAGAAATACTTTCAAAGAATGTGTCATTGCAAATAATAATATCATGAAATTATTGTTTTATGTGACCAATTATTTTGTCAAGAAGAAGCTGAACATCTTTGTATTTTTTTTGATTTTCGTTTGACTTAAAAGAATATTTTGTTTTCAATGAATCCAAATCAGAAATCAATTCTTTGATTTTATCCTGGTCACCTTTTGAAAGTTCAGCTTCTTCTTTTGCTTTTGCTTCAGCAATTCTTTCAGCTTCAGCTTCTTTTTTTGCTTTCAATTCAGCTTGCAATTGAAGAAGCTTCTTTTGTTCTTCAGCTTTTTCTTTTTCCCGTTGTTGTCGTTCAGCTTCAACTTTTTCACGTTCTTCTTTCAATATCGCTTCACGTTCTTCACGTTCCTTTTGAAGTTCTTTTTCCTTTGCTGCTGCTGCTGCTTTCAATTCTTCATTTTCTTTTCTTATTCGTTCCCGTTCTTCAGCTTCAGCTTTTTCTTTTTCAATAACAGCTTGACGTTCTTTTTCAATTCGTTCTTTTTCTTCGAAGAATGCTTTCTTCTTTGAATCAAAAAATAAATCCCAAAGATCAACTTCCATGCTTGCAAGATCCCGTTCATTTGCATCAGGTAAATATTCAGAAATCAAAGTTACCCGTTCTTTTTGAATTGCTGCAATCCGTTCTTTCTCTAAATTTTCAAAATGCTTTTCAGCAGTCATCAATTTTTCTTCCATTGATTCGTTCACCTGAATTTCTTTTCGTTTGATTGCATCAACAAATTTTCCACCTGTCAAAAAGAATTCTTTGTTGACCTTGTGCCATTTGTTAATTCCTTGTGTTCGGTTTTTAACAATCTTCAAACGCAAGTCTTTAAATTTAGGAAGGTTTGATTCTGTCAATTCTAATTTTGAAAGTTCTTCAAATTCTGCAATTAACAATTCACGTTCAGCTTTTACAACTGTTAATCCTTTTGTCAATTCTTCAGCTTTTTTTTGTTCAATTCCAAAATCTTCAGCTTTGATAATTTCCTTTGTCATGTCGATATTTATTTTAATGGTTTGATAAATGATTTTGATTTCTTCAGAAAGTCAGCATTGAATTTTTCATTCTGATCTTCGTTGAATTGCTTGCAATACTTTGCAGTATCTTTTTGAATTGCTTCTGATCCCTTTTTCATCATCAAAACTGCTACATCTTCACGGGTCAACTTATGACCACCTTCAACAATTTGGTGTGCAATTTGAAAACGTAAAATGATTTTTAAAAATGAAACAGGATAATCAATAATAGCTTTTTTTGATTCTTCTTGAATTAATTCTTCAAGGTGGTTTGGATAAACTTTCATATTTGTCAATTTTTATTTTTGTAAAGTTACATTATTTTATAATAAAATGAAAACTATTTTATTATAAATCTTTCACGAACTCGAAGAATCAAATTATCTTTTGCTTTGGTTGTTGATTCTTTTACAGAAGGTTTCAATTCGTTCTGAAGGATTGGTTCAAAGTAATGATCAACTGCTTGTGTCAAAATCTTAATATCAAAAGCAGCTTTTGCTTCTTTGGTGAAGTCTGTCTTGATTGCCTGAACAGGTTCTTCTTTTCGTTCTTCCAAAGTTTTTATTTTCCCTGTCATGAAGTCATCAATGACAACAATGACTTCTTTATTCAATGAAAAAAGATAAATATCTGATTCCTTGATTATTTGCTTTTCAATAAGAATTGCACCTTGTTCTTTTAGTTGGTCAATGACCTGATCAATTTTTTTCATGTCGATTTTGATTTTGTGGTTTAAAATAAATTCCTAAATATTTCAATGTACACCATTTTGCAATGTCATCAACTTTGCTGAAGTAGTTTGATTTTTCTTCAGTCCAATCAAGATTGAATAAAGCAATTTTTAATTCACTTATATCTTCCTGTGAATAAATATTGAATCTATGTTCAATCTTTTTCAAAGTGACAATGTCTAATTGTGGAAAACCTTTTGCTTCCTGTTCAAAGACAGTTGACTTTTCACTTATGTTTGCAATTCGTTCAAGGGTTTCAAGTAGGTTGTAGAACATTGCCTTTCTTGTTGTTGAAGGTATTTTTTTCATGTCGATTTTATTTTGTAGATTAATGTTTTTGCTAATAATATTGATCTTCTTGAAGTCATTTCATCATCTATAATCGAATCAGGATTTGCAATAACCCCTGAAGCAATTCTTGAAGCAACATCAAGAAGTTGTTCTTTTGTGTCAAAATCTTTTTTAATTGCTTCAGCTATTTTTCTAATATTGTCTTCAGTTATAGGAATTTTTGTTTCATCAAAGATAACTTGAAGAGTGTTTGATATTTTTTCCATGATGTGATTTTTTTTTAGAAACAGTTTTTTAAAAGTAGTGAAGCAAGAATTGAAATTGCAAAAAGCAATTCAGGAAGTCTTTTGATTTTGATTTTAAATTTGTACATGTCGATTATTTAAAGATTTGAAAAAATGATTTTTAAAAGTTGGCAGCAGCCCCTTCTGAAAACTGCTGCCTGTTCATAGTGTGAACAAATACGGTTTTTGGATTTCGGTTTGAAGGATTAAGATCAAGAAACAAATGTTCCTGATATGTGAATTTTATTTTCTTTTACCTGGAGTTGATGAATTACAACTTTGCTTGAATCAGGATCAAAAGAAACCCATGTTTCAGATTTGATTTCAAAATGAATATCCCCTTCTGAATTCTTTTTCAATTCAACTGCAATTGCTTCAGAAGGTACGATTCGAGAAGAACAAGCAAACGCTTCAAGGATTGATTCTTTTTGTTCCTTTTCTTCAGCAGCAGCAGCAGCTTGTTCTTGCTTGATGTATGCTTGAAGGATCTGCTGACCTTGATCAAGTGATAAATCATTGATGAAATCAAAAGTGTTGAACCATTCAGTTTTTTCAACTTCTTCGTGTCTATGTGAATTTTCATCACAGTAGTACATGTCAACAGCAACTTCTTCTTCATTCAAGTTGAAGTCATTAATGATGTTTAGATTTTCAATAATTGTCAAAGCATATTCAATTGCAAATTCATGTTCATTTTCATCTGTTACAATGATAAGATTTTCAAGACATTCATCAGTTGAAATTGAAAGTACTTCAGGAAGGTTGATTGAATTTTTCATATTGTCGATTTTTATTTTAAAAGTTTTTCAAATTAATTACATAACAAATGTACAGGCATTTTATTATAAAACCTAATTTTATAATAAAATACTTTTATTTATTTTTTGACATAAAAAAAGGTCAACATTTCTGCTGACCTGAAAACAACACCTAACTAAATTTTTTATTTGTTCCATTGTACCCCGTTTTGATAATTACAAAATTGATCATACCAAACAGGATCAGCATTTTTTAAAACTGCATGACGTTTGATTCTGTCTTCTTTGATTCCTTCAGCAACTCGAAGTTCAAATTCAAAAAACGTTTCATTGATATATTCAGCATCTTGAAAAGTGAATGACAACACCTGAAGCTTTTCATGTTCCTGAAGATCCTTGTCATTGAAGTGTTCATTTCCTGACTTCTGAAGCAATTGTTTTTGGTTTGCAACTTCATTGACAACTTCATTGAATTCAATGTTGACAATCAGTTCCTGAAGTGCTTCAATGAAAACTTCTTCATTCGTTGCAGGATCATTTGACACAACATAGATATTTTCAACCTGGCTTGCATATTCTCGAAGCAAAAAAAACATTTCCACTTTATGCCAAACAGCAGCAACTGAAATTGCTGAAATCAAAAAAGCTGCAATTGCAACAGGAAGTTCAAACTGATTCAACAGCATTGTCAAAAGAAGAAAAGCGAAAACGAAGATTATATTTTTCATTTGTTATTGATTTGAATGTTGACTGTTGAATTTCCTGAAGCATTGATTGTGTTTATATTCGTTCGAACTTCTTGCTGTTCAAATTCATCTTCTTCAAAACCTTTGGCATTTGAATGATTGTCAAAAGCATCTACAACAGACATGATCAAACCACCGACAACAGCACCAATGAACAAAAAGGAATATTTCACCACCTTGACAACAATGAACCCTGTCATGTAACCTGAAACATGAATGACATGAATCAAACCTTCTGTCAGAACCTTGACAACTGGTTTGACTTCTTCAATTGCTTGTCTGACAACTTCCATTTTGTCAACGTCAACTTTGACAGGTGCAACAGGTGCTGTCTTGACTTGTCTGACAGGTTTAACGACATCAGGACAAACTTCAGGTCTTGCTGTCAGCAATCTGTCAAGTTGAATTTGTTTGTCGTTGACAACTTCAAATTCAATGTGGGAATATTTTGCGGTGGTTTGCGGTCTTTTTACCGTCTGAAGGTTGTGCATGAACTGTTGATTTTGTTGGAAAAAGACCGCAAAAGTAAAATTTGCGGTCTTTTTCCTGTGATAAGGTTATTTTTTCACGATAGGGGCGCTTTTCCTTCGATTCCTGACAGCTTCTTTGATTCTTGGCGTTAGTCGTTCAACCCATGATTTCGAAGCTGTCAAGATTGTTGCAATTTCTTTGTTTGTGTATTCGCCTGAAATCACATATGGTTTGACAAGTCGATAATTTGCAATACTTAGCTTTTTTTCACGAATGACAGCAAGATCAAACTTATCAAGGTCAACTGATTTCAGTCTGACAGAATCTTTTTCTTCAATTGACCATTCAACAAACTTGTCAGTTGTCACATGTTTTGCCTTGACAACTTTTGATTTTCCCCAACTGGTTGAAACAATGTTGTCTTCAGGTTCAACTTCTTCGACATGGTGAAACCTGTCAACGACAACTTTCTTTTTGAAAGGGTGTGGTGTTGACGTTGGTTTGAATAAGTCTGTCAAGTTGAAAAAATTCATTGTTTTATTCTTTTACGTCAAACAAATCTTTGACTGTGAAAAAAGCAGCTATTAAAATTAAGATGTATAAAATCATTCTTCTTCCTGGTTTAAAATTTCACCATCCTGAACAACAACAAGACCATTTTCTTTTTTCTTCTTCATTAGCGCTTTCTGCTGTTCAATTATTTCTTCAGTCTTCATTGCTGAAGCTTTGATTTTGTCTTCAATTCCTTCTTCTTTCATTTTCTTTTCAAGTTCAACAAGAAGCGCTGAACAAAATTCAGCAAAAGGCAAATCAATTTTTGCTTTCTCAATCATGACAGCAGCAACTGCTGAAGGGTTTCCTGTTTGACCAACAATGAAATCAAGATTCATTTCTTCAGGTTCATCAATTGATTTTGGCATTGAAAGAATCTGCAAAGAAGAAGCTTCAGGTTGTCCTTCTAGTTTCATCATGTTGTTATGTATTCTTTGAACACTTGAACCGACTGAATTTTTTAGTTTTTGAAGTTTGATTTTTGACATAATATAAATTTATAAAAGTTGAATAATTATTTTTTAATACTTTTTTGCACTCCAATAAAAACAAGACAGACCATTGTTGTGAGAACAGTTTCAGCAAGAAAAAAATGTTCGTTGATTGTCAAAATAAAAATAAGGAATTGAAGGAATGAAAAACACCACTTCCAAATATTTGCAATCCTTTCTTCTTGAATTCTTGCATATGTAGCAATTGAACCAATTCCTGTTGCTAAACCAATAACAGCAAATAAAATTGAAGCAAAAGGAATTTTTTCTTTGAAGTTGATTTCTCCAATAATGCTGAAAATTATCATATCAATTGTAAGTATAACAAGCAGAACAAAAACAATCAACCAATCTGAAGAAAGTCTTTTTTGAAGTGTTGTCATTTGATCTTCTTGTTCTTTGTTTTGAACAACAGGTTCAAGTGTTTCATTTTTACTTTTTTCAATCTTTTCAACTAAATCAGAAATAAGACTTCCTTTTCCTTCACTCAATCCTTTTGAAATATCCTTCAATTGCTGAATGTGTTCTTCTTGCAATTTCTTGTTTGGAACAATTACTTTTTCTTCTGAACTAAGATCAAATTCAACAACATTGTTTTTGACAGGAAGACCACCTTCAGGGAAATCAATTTTATGATCAATCTTTTCTAATTCTTCAATTGCTTTTTCATCAAGAATATTCATCAAGTTTTTCAACCTTTCAGAAATCAATTCTTCAGTTTTGGTTTTCATCTTTGAATCAAAAGATTTATTCACTTCTTCATTTTCCTTTTCATGTTCTTCAACTGTTCTGATTGGTGTTGAACTTAAAATTGAAGAACCTGAAGGAATATCTGCTGAAGCAAATTGACTTGTCAGATTGAATTCTTCTTTTAGGAATAGCTTCAAAGATTCATTGTCAATTTCGTCATTGACACCTGAAGGAAATTCTGAATTACTGGATTTATTGAAAGCTTGAATTCTTCTCTGAATGGTTCTGTCTGAAACGCCACATTGAAGGGCAAAAGATTTGATTGTCATAATTGTCGATTTTTATGATTGAATTAATAAAACAAAAATATGATTTCATATTGAGAAAAACAACAATTATTTTTTTTTGAATGTTTCAAAAACTTGACATACCTTTGAACTGTCGATTTTTATGTATGTCAAAATTGAAATTTTCATACTGAAGATTTTTTCAAGCGCCTGAACTCTCCGTTCAGGCGCTTTTTCAAAAAGGGTTTTTCGTTTTGTTTTATACTTGAAGTTTTAGGAATTAGAAAAGCAGTTGATCATTAATTTGATCAACTGCTTTCTTTTTTGAAACAGAATACGGTTTTTGAAATAGCCTGAAAATTATTCTTCTTCAGCAAGTAAAGATTCAATTGTCAATGTTCCTGCTTTCAATTCAGCTTTCAATTTTGCACGTTCAGCAGTTGCGCCTTTTCTCCATCCGATGCGAAACATTGAAAGAACACCTGTCAAGCCTGAAGCAATATCAAAAGAATCATCTTCATTGACATTTGGCATTTCTGCAACAATTGAAGTTTGCAAGTCTTTTCTTTCTTCAATCGACATTGAAAGGTTTTCTTCTTTCATTTCTTTGATTGAATCAATTGCAGGTTTGACAGCAATGAAGTCGTCAATGAAATTTTGAAAGTCAGTTAAAAAATTGAAATCACCATCTTCCAAACTTGCATAAACTGAATCAGTAATTTTTGCAGGTAGTTTCAAAACGTTTTTTGTATTAAGATTGCCCATTTTTTATGGTATTTAAAAGGTTAAAAAATTAGTTATTAAAAAAATCAACTCGAAGCAAACAGTCCTTGTCTGAAATGTTTTTTGGTGTGTGTTTCACCATTTCATCAAAAGTAACTGTTTCACCTTTGAACCAAGTCATTTTTGAATTTTCATCATAAAGTTCACCTTCAAGGACAAAACAAGTTTCAAGAAAATCATGATAGTGTTCATCAAAAGAATGACTTGAAGGAATTTTTGTGATGAACTGCATATGTTTTTTTGTCTTCTTGATACATTCATTTGCAGTTCCATTGACAAATTTCAAATCATTTTCATTCCACGTTTCAAAAACTTGTTTCCATGTTACATTCTTTTCAAAATGAATATCAAATACATGACTTATTTGTTCAAGTTCCAATTTGATTTTTCTTATTGAATGTAAAACTTTTTCT